ATATACCGAAAGCATAGAAGCCGACCTACACAGTATGCATGAAAGTGCATTTAGACGTTTCTATATGGGTCAGTGGACAAATGCTAGTGAGTCCTTCCTACCTCATGGCACATGGGAGGCACTGAAAAAGGCTGAAGATCTCGTAGACGGACAAGAGATTGTTCTAGGTGTAGACGCTGCACCTCGCGTTGACTCAACGGCAGTCGTAGCCGCAACGAGAGACGGATCTCTTTACCTTATGGGTCACTGGCAGAACCCTGACCCAACAGACGACACATGGTTTACGCCACTACATGAGGTAACGGAACTCATAGAGGGTCTGTGTAAGCGCTACAACGTCTCTGCCATTTCTGCTGACCCTGCATACTTCCATGGCGAGATTCAGCGCTTAGAGGCTCAGGGACTGCCCGTAGAAGTCTTTTCTATGTCTTCAGTGAAGAACATAGCCGCAACTCACCACTTCTATAAGGGTGTTATGGAGAAGAAGATACGTCACGACTTTAACGAAACGTTCGCTTTACATGTTTCAAATGCCTATGCGAGACAGTCACGTCAGGGTATCCGTGTAGAGAAAGAAACCAAAGACTCACCAAACAAGACGGACATATGTATAGCGGCAATCATTGCCTATTACACAATGTCTAACGTACCCGCACCATTCACAAGACCGCGCTTAGGCAACCTTTAGGAGTAACCGCACATGGGCATATTCAGAACAATATTCGGAATGCAAACCGATACACAACAGTTGAAAGAACGTTCCCTGTTTAACGAACAGGCGTACCAATCCAGCATTATCCCTAGGTTCTCTCAGACCTTAGGACCAGTGAGAGAGTCTGAGGCTCTGTCTCTGTCTGCATTCACGCGAGGACTTAACCTAAAGGCTGACATTCTCTCAGACATGCCGTTACAGCGCTTCAGAGATCATGAGAAGTTGTCCCCTGGTCTGTTGCTAGAGCAACCGTGCCCATATGAGACGAGGAAAGACACCCTCTTTGCATGGGTCATTGACTTAGAACTCTACGGGAATTGCTTTGGCATTCTCAACTTTGCAGAGAACTCAGGTGGCTACCCAACGTCCATTACGCCGGTAGCCGCTGACCAGGTGACAGTACGCGTGAACGTGAAGGGTGAGTACGAGTACCGCATAGGCGAGACGTACTACTCCCCTAGCGCAATCTTCCACGTTCGCGGTTTCCGCCGTCCTGGTGAACTCCTAGGGCGTGGAGTCCTGAACCTGAACGCCCGAACCCTTCGCCATGCCAACGAGGCACAGAACCGCTCTTACAAGGCTCTGACAACGGGCGCTGTACCACCTGCCGCTCTCGTCTACAACAATAAGACCAACGAGGCTCTAGACAACGACGAGAGACGACTACTCAAAGAGAACTACCTCTCTGTTCTCGCTGCTAACGAACCGTTGGTACTTGACTACGGCATGACCATTCAAGAGTTTGGTTTCAACTCTCAGGAACAACAGTTGTTAGAGGCACGTCAATTCTCAATCATTGAGATTGCTAACGCTCTCAACTTACCGTCTCACTACTTGAACTTCGTTCTGTCTAGTTCTGACGTGTACCAAAACGTTGAGAGTCAAAACCTCACCCTCATTAACTACTCACTACGTGGCTTGTTCACCCGCTTTGAGGCTGCATTTACAAACCTTATTCCCCGTGGCCAGTACGCACGCTTCAACCTAGACGCCTTGCTACGTGCTGACTCTGAAACACGAATGAAGGTACAGACAGGCTATGTAAATGCCGGTATCAAAACTGCCAACGAGGCAAGAGAGCAAGAAGATATGAAGCCACTCACTGAACAACCCACAACACCTTTAGGAGATCTCCCACTATGAAACGTGAACTTCAGTACAGAAACCATTCTCTAGACGGATACGAGATCCGTTCAAACTCAGACGGACGAACCCTATGCGGTATTGCCGTACCTTTCGACACTTACGCGCTTGTGCCTCACCCTAACAACAATGAACGTACCGCTAACGAGTCTTTCACTAATGGAGCATTCACCCGCACCATTCAACAGAGAGCGCAAAAGGTCAAAGCAAAGTTCATGCATAACCAATCTGTCATTTTGGGCGCTGCAACTCTCCTAGAACAACGTCAGGAAGGTTTATACGTTGAGTTACGTATCTCTAAGACGCGCGAGGGAGACGAGGCTCTAGAACTCGTTAAAGACGGTGCCCTAGACAGTTTCTCCATTGGCTACATACCGCTACAAACGCGTTGGTCAGACAAAGACACCTTTACTGTTACGGAAGCATTCTTAGCAGAAGTATCAGTTGTTGACTTCCCGGCATACAAAGGCGCTGACATTATGGCTGTCCGTTCTGAACTCACAGTACCCAACAGTAAGGATCTTGACTACTGGAAGGCTCACTTCCTCGCTAAAGGCGTCAAGATTTAACAGTCCAACTACCACTTCTTTACTACATAGACACAGGCACAACGACTAGCACGTTACCACCTTACGGAACCTACCCATATAGGCAAGACTCGTTACAGGTACTGACCCGCTAGGACTGACTATCGGCCTAACAAACCAACTCACTCCTAGACAAAGGGAATTACCAAACATGGATAAGATTTTAGAAACACGAAGCAATGAAAGACTACAGGTTGCCGCTGCTATCCAGAGTATTGCAGATTCAGCCGCTGAGAATGGACTCTCTGACACTGACCGTAAGGCATTAGAAGAGTTGTCTACACGCCTAGACGCTATTGACGCAGACATAAAGACCTTTACGGATCTCGCATTACGTAATGCTGCTGCTGCTGAGACTCTCGCCAAGGTTGAGAATGCCAAGCCACTAGAGACACGTAACGCAAACGTTCGTGTGATCTCTGAGGAAATGACCTACCGCAATGACGCTAGCCATTCCTTCTTCCGCGACGTTGCTAACGCTCAGGACGGCGATTACAGCGCTATGGACAGACTACAGCGTCATGGTTTAGAGACACGCGCTACCACTACCTCAACAATGGGTAGCGGTTTCGTGCTTCCTGACTACCTCACCAACGACAAGGTTGACGTTCGTAAGTATGGTCGCCCGGTTGCTAACGCTATCGGTTCTCGTCCCGTCTCTAACGCTAGCGCTATCTGGCCAAAGGTCAGCACTGGTCTAACTGTTGCCGCTCAGGCTACACAGAACACAGACCTTGGCTCTAGTGACGTAACAACGACAACCGTACAGGCTGACTACGAAACCATTGGTGGATACACAGACGTAGCACTTCAGGTACTCCGTTTCTCCTCTGGCTTCAGTGACGCTGACATTTACGCTGAACTGGTCAAGGATTACAACGCCAAGGTTGAGAACTTCGTACTCAATAACAACGCGTCAAACAAGTACGGCATTCTTCGTACCTCTGGCGTGAACTCTATTTCCTACACGTCTGCCGCTTCATATGCCAACTTCCACGCGAAGGTAGCGGAAGCCAAGAAGGCTATCTATGTCAACTACAAGGGTAACGCTACTCACATGATCGTTAGCCCAACTGTATTCGCTTGGCTAGAGGCTCAGGTAGACACTACTAACCGTCCAATCTTCAGCCCGGTTGGTTCTATGAACAACCCTGGCGTTCTGGACTTCAACAATGCACAAGGTGTAGTCGGCAACGTTTGCGGTTTGAACATTCTTGTATCACATGCCGTACCTGCTGACCATATCCCGTCTGCAACACCTAATGACTCCCCTGTCATTGTGGCTGACCTTAGCCAAATGAGACTCAACGAGGACACTGCACAGACCGCACGTTTTGACGACGTTGGTTCTGCTACGGGCACTGTTCGTTTCCGTCTCGTTGGTGGCGTTCAGTTCACAGCCGCACGTCTCCCTGAGGCAATTTCCATTATCTCAGGTGCTGGCCTAGCCGGTCTGTGACTCTAGTTCTCCCCTGTCTCTGTAGTTACTTTCTCCTCATTCACTTATTCGGTACCTTTTCAAGCCTCCTAGGTACTTTGAGACTACAGAGACAGGGGAAACCCCTAGTTCTACCATTCAACGTTTTGGAGTCAAATAACCCATGTATGCAACTTTGACAGAACTTAAGTCCCTATTAGGGATCTCGCACGATAACCAAAACGTAGCCCTAGAGATTGCTCTAGACGCTGCTCAGGCAATGATTGATAAGCACTGTCAACGTACATTCACGTTAGGTACCTCTGAAACACGTCTCTACCGCCCGTCTGGCACAAGGCTTGTCCTCATAGACGACCTAGTAACTCTGTCCTCTCTGAAGACAGGTACGGGAGGATCTTTTACGACTACATGGTCTGCGTCTGACTATCAGTTAGAGCCTTATGCACACGCCACGCCTACACGACCCTATGACGCTATCCGTGCCGTTACTACGAACTACTTCCCCTTTGCCTACGAGGAATACACGGTTTCCGTTACCGGTACGTTCGGTTGGGCTTCAGTACCCGCACCTATCAAACAAGGAACTCTCATTCTCGCTAGTCGTTTCTACAAGCGTAAGGACACGATAGAAGGCGCTATTGGTTTCGCTGACGCTGGCGCTGCTCTACGTATCTCATTCATGGACCCTGACGTAGCCGCCATTGTCTCTAGGTACCGAAAGGTGACGTTATGACATGGAGCCTGACAGGTATACGAAGTGAGATAGCGAACGTCTTAAACGTTATTAACTCAGTGAGTTGTTACGACTTCCTGCCGGGAAGTGTAGACGTGCCTTGCATAGTCGTAGGTCTTCCCGAAACAATTAACTACGTAGTCACGTTTGGTAACTCAGGCGCTACGGCAGAGATTGACCTACCGCTACTCATTCTCGTCTCTGCAACAGACGAGCAATCTGGACAAGAGACTCTCCTAGGTCTTCTAGACCCTCAAGGAGAAACCTCCATACGACAGACCCTTTATACATATGAAGACTCACTCACGCAGGTTGACGACATTTACGTTTCTGAAGTTCGCAATGTTGGTGAGATCTCTGTAGCCGGAATTACCTACCTGACGGCTGAACTCGTCCTCAAAGCCATTACTTCATAACCTAGGAGACTTACCCATGGCAGTTAGTTACTTAAAGAACGTTGGAATATGGGCGGATAGCCGCAACATAACCGGCATTACAAATGATATTTCTCTCACTCAGTCTCTCAACGAGATTGACACGACAACCTTTGCTTCTAACGGTGCCAAGGAACGTGAAGCCGAACTAGAAGACGCCATGTTGAGTCTTCAGGGTTTCTACGAGGCAGGGACAGGCTCCTACGTCTCAGAACTCGTCTACGGCATGGGCGCTACCCCTACGGCAGTCCCCTTCACAGTGTCCAGCGTCGCGACAGCCGGCAACGTGGCCTACGGGGCACCGTGCCTTGTCCTGTCCAGTAACCGCACGGCTCAGGTAAACGACAAACAGAGGATCTCTGTTGAGGCTTCAGCCGTAGCCCCTATGGCGCTAGGTGTCCTTCTTCATGACGACGTGACCGCCCGTACCGCTACAGGGACCGGCAGTACGTACCTCGTTGGTGCTGCCAGTTCTACAGCCTCGCTGTACGTGGCTCTCCACGTCATAAGTGTCTCTGGCACTGCCTCGCCAACTCTGACCGTGACGGTTCAGCGTGACGACAACTCAGGCATGACCACTCCTACGACTGCCTACGCCTTTACCGGCGCGACTGCCATTGGCTCTCAGTATGCAACCGTAAACGGTCCTATCACTGACTCTTATTACAGAGTCTCATACACCATTTCAGGCACTAACCCTAACTTCAAATTCGTAGCCTTTGCCGGTTTACGCACCAAACCATAACCCTCCAACAAAAGGATAAACAATCATGGCTAAACTTTCTACCAAAGACTTCTATGTTGCTATTGACGGCACCAACTGGTCTACGTCTATCGCTAGCATAGACATTAGTGATTCATTTGAAGAACTGGACACGACTACTTACGGTCTTACCGCCAAGACTCGTATTGCCGGTTTAGAAGACGGCTCCGTTGCTATCACCTTTAAGCAAGACTTTGCCGCTGCAAGCGTTAACGCAACGTTTCATGCCAAGAGAGGACAGACAGTCTCTATAGAGGTTCGTCCTACGTCTGCTGCTGTCAGTGCTACTAACCCTAAGTTGACCTTTACCGCTCTCGTTACTGAGTGGCCAGTCTTCTCAGGTGCGGCAGGCACTATTCATGAGGTAGCCGTTACATGGCCCATTACCGGAGCCAAATCATTAGCAACGAGTTAATGATATGAGTCAGCCTGCCATAAGCGTTGAGGGACTGAAAGAAGTCATTCGTGACTTCAAACGCGTTGGTGACGTTGAACTACCTAAGGAACTCAAAGCGCTTCACAAAGATCTCTCTAGCAAGGTTGCTAGTCGTGCTTCCGCAAACGCACCTGTCAAGACAGGCAAGTTGAAAGCAACTATTAGAGGATTAGGAAGCCAGAGATACGGCGTAGTCAAAGAAGGCAAGGCAAGTATTCCCTATGCCGGTTGGGTTGACTTTGGAGGGAACAAGAGAGGTAGGGGTGGAGGTATTCAGTCTCGCCCCTATCTCTCTAATGGTCGCATTATCTATCCAGCATTGGACGAGTTGAAACCGACCATTGAACGAGAATACAACAACGCATTAGAGAAAGTCTTAAGGAGGCTTTAACCATGAATCTTGAAATCACTATCGTCTATACAGACGGTGCAACACATACCGTAACCGTCACACCTAAGGACTCCGTAACGTTTGAACGCTATTTCAACGTCCCGGTTACTCGTATCGCTGAAGAGTCCCGTATGGAGTACATGTACTTCTTAGGTTGGGCACCTTTAACACGCCTAGGTATAGAGACTCGTCCCTTTGACGACTTCCTAGACCACATAAAGACAATTGAACTCAATTCTGAAGCCGACGACCCAAAAGAAGCATAGGCATTGAACGAGAGTCATACGCCTACAGGTTAGGCAGGCTCTCTGTTTGCACACATATCCCCTATGCCGACCTACTCAACTGCTCAGAGTTTGAACTCATACAGATAGAGGCTGCATTGCATGACCTGAACGAAGAAAGCAAACGCCAACACTAAGGAACTAAAATGAGTAGCACTATCACGGTCAAGATCTTAGGAAATGCTGACAACTTCCAAAAGACCCTCTCCTCAACTGAGACGAAGGTCAAAGGCTTTGGCTCAAAAATGACAGGACTCATGGCAGGCGTTGGCGCTGCTGTAGGTGGCTTTGCTCTACAAGGGGCACAACAACTAGCCGGTTTCGCTATGGAAGGCGTAGAACTTGCTAAGGCTGCTGAAGTCATGGGTAAGAAGGCAAACACTGTCTTTGGCAAATCCTCAGACGACATAAAGACATGGGCTGACTCTGTTAACGAGTCATTCGGTTTGTCAGACGAGGCAGTCGTAGGAATGGCTGCCAACATGGGAGATCTTCTTAAGCCTATGGGCTTTACAGAGTCTGCTACCGCTGACATGACGAAGACCATGCTAGACGCTGCTGGCGCTCTCTCTGCCTGG